TTGTGACTCATGGAGTCGGGCGTGGATCGATGAGTAAACTTGTGAGCCCTGCTCAATCAAAGCTTGTGTAGTGCCCACAGGAGCGTTTGCAGAGATGTCAGCTATCTTCTCTTCAGCAGTAGTGACAACGGAGCTTGTAGCCTTATCCAAGAAGCCTAGGAGCTCAAATAGAACCTGACTAGGTGGATTGAATGGCATAGGCATCGCAATTTGGCGAATGTCCTGCACGCCGGGTGCACCTTCAATCTCTACGATCTGTGTAACGTCTACTTGTTGAGACTGTCCACTAATCTTCGCACCTTTGAGCTTAAGCATCGTAGCCGCATTATTGATATGTGCACTATCCAATAAAGCACGCAATGAACCAGTAAGAGCGGCACTAAGACCACCGATAAGATGAGGGAGCCCAATAGCAAAGGCACCACGCCAAGGTATAAATTTAAATTCAACAATCCAATCAAGCTTAGTTCGGGTCTCATCGGACTCCTCCCAGTTGCGGTACAAGCCCACTACCTCGTTATCGAGCTCGTCGATCATCAAGATGTAAGGGGCGTTTTTACCTTTAGTGGATTTATCGTCGTCTAGCTCCAACCATGTATAGATGTGATAGACCTTACGCAGGCCATCTTTGTTTGATTCGTATTGTTTGCCTTCAATCTTGTTGTTGGCTTGGGCTACTTTGCCCTCTTCTAAATTCTCAGTCGCTTTTGCGTAGCTGATGTCACGATACATACCGGATCTGATACGACGCTCAAATTCATAGGTAGTAATCTCGTGGACTTCAGCCGCACGTTGAGCGGTATAGAAATTTGTTGCCGCAAAAGGCAGGATCACTCGGTCGATAGGCAAGAACTCAACGCATGGGCGTTTCTTATCCTCATCAAACCAAAGCTTGAAGTACTGTGAGCCACCTAGTGGTAGCTGAGTCAGGAGCTGTTCTTGCTCATCCCGGAACTCTTCGATCTGCTCGGTAATCTGCCAGTTAAGGTAGTCGACCTTGCGTTCTGCTACCGCCGCTTTGAGGTCATCCTGCTTACCAATGATCTTGGATTTGACCGGGCCATCCGGTGGGAACATTTCTTTAATTGCTCGTGCGGCGAAGTCAACGCATCCTTCAGCCATAGCAGGGTGCACGACTTTAGAAGCACCCATAAAGGTCGCACCTCCGGGGGCATCATTGCCCATACCAGTCCGTTTAATACCCTCTTCATACTGCTTATCTCTTAGTTCACGAGCTTGTTTATCGCTTTCCAATAGATCCATGTATTGAAATACTAGATCTCCCAATGTACCAGCATCGACTGTATCTGCTAAGTTGTCATAGAACTCAGGATTGAATTCAGGGCCATCATCTAACTCAATGATTGCTGAACCATCAGCTTGCTCTTCAGTATCCATGCTGGGCATGTCAACGAATGCAGAGCCATCATCTTGTTCGTCAATGTTAATATCGTCTGCCATTATTTAGCTCTCTTCATTAGTTCTTGACGCATTTGCTCGATAGTCTGTGCCAACTTCGTGCCCCTAATCTTGGTATTGCGAAGGGCACGCAGGTCTAAACCACGATGCTTACCACGTCCTTTTACTTCATGCCACTCAGGTTTGTTATAGGTGCCCGGATCGTTGTGGTGCTCATGACCATGGAACTGATGGTAAAAGTCTTCGACGGCTAGTTTAGTCTTCTTGATCATACTTTATCCCCATCATCATTAGTAGCCAGTTTCATTTCTTCATACTGTGGCTTGATCCGTACTTCTTTATTCTGTGCAATGGTCTTGCCTTTAGCATCTCTTGCATAGATCGGCTTACCACTCTTATTGAGCACAATCTTTTCTTTAGGATCATGGTGAACAAAGAATCCCTGTGAATCGATATGAGCCTCGTTCATTCTACCAGTTGCTTTCTTGTTCTTAAGACCAACAATAACTCCATGTTTCCCTTCCGGTTGCAGATCCATCGGACGGAAATCATGGGTGTCACCATTGATTACTCGGAACTTTTGGCCTGTTTCTTCATCATGAACAGTCTCAGGAATGTGGCCCTTGTGGCTAAATGCCATGGCTACGTTGTCGCCACCAGTTAGACGCTTACGCATCTGCTTCCAGTTGGTGTTTGGATTCTCTACGCCTTCTTGGCTTACACCAGTAGAAGAGTAGGTGTAATGGTGGTTCGGTGCTATCGGATTAGTGTTGTTCTTGGTGTAGTCATAGAAGGTAACGTCAGGGTGTGCTTCGATAATAGACTTGTGTACTCGTGGGTTGATGTCCGATAGTACGTTTAAGCGTACGCCTAGGTGATTGTTGTTTGCTCCAGCCATCTCTTTAGCGGCTTGGATCTCATCGTGTAGACGTACTGCGAATGAATGTGGGTCATGCAAGAACGCCTGAGTCTTCTTTAGACTGTTCAAACGTGGGCCTTTGAACTCGGAAAGGTCAGCACCGCCACCCAGCTTATGATAGTTGCCCGATGTCTTACCCAAGCACTCTTTCTTACAGGATGCTGAATTAGGGCAGGTGGTAAATCCTTCTTCTTCGTACGCTGGAGCCAAGGCCAAACCAGTAGTCTCTACGCCACGTCCATCAGGAAGCTTGAGTTCTTCTACTTTGCCTTGCTCGGTCTTGAGCAACTTGGCATTCTTACCCAGCAAGTCTTTAGTCATTCCGTTAGGGTTCACGCCAATAATCTTGCCCAGCTTCTGTGCGGCATTGAAGCTATTCATGATCCGCTCTTCGTTTGGCAGGCTCCTGTGGTGAGCTATTGCCTCATCGAATGCTCGTGCCAATTTCTTAATGCTGATGTCTTTTGGCTCATAGGGCGTGAACTCAGGTTCTTTTCTCGCCTCATGTTGATGAGCTGTTTGGATTTTGAACATACGCTTAGGCTGTCCACCTTCTGCTAATCCCTGTGGCTGTTGCTGTTGTTGCTGGCCTTGGTCACCTTGCATAGCTTGCATGGTCTGACCTTGAGGAGTCATAGACAGCATATTGCCTTCAGGAGGTGTTGGGCCACTTGGCATTCCACCGGGTGCACCTGTAGGCATACCGCCGGGAGCTGGAGGCTGTCCAGCTTGTGGTGCCTGACCGGGTTGTTGCTGTTGACTAGGATCTTGTGGGTTTAACTGTTGTCCGGGTTGCATGTTATTGGTATCTACTCCACCAATTGGCAGGCCATGGCTATCAGCTACGCCACCTGTTGCAGGAACTCCTGAATCGTGTGGGTTAGGACTAACAAAGATCTTGGGATCCATGTCCATGGCTTCATTGATACCAATGTTGTCCATGATTTCAGGATTGCCATGGGTGTTGATGCTATGACGCATCTGTGCCAGTGTTGGGGTATTCATAGGTTTTCCTTGTACGTCGCCGCCTCCTGCATAGAGGTCAGGCAATTGAATCGGTGGGCGTTTAACTGTCTTGATCTGTCCTGAGCCATAGATGTCTTCATCTTCAGGGCGAACCATGTTTCCAGTCATTGCCATTTCTTTACGCAATGCATCAATGTACTCCTCATGACTACGACGAGGGAATGGTTCACGCAGTTCAGCTCGTGGGTGGACTTGTACCAAAGATTTATTTACGCCTTTGGATGCGAGAGCTCGGCTACGGTGACGGCCTTCATGCCCACTGATGTGGGGCGTGATAGGCAATCCTTGCTCCTGCTTGTTTAATTGCAGGAATGGCACGTCAGAGAATCCACCCTTAAGCTTTGCCAAGTGCTTGATGTACTGGTCATAGTCCATAGGCTGATTGACACGCATCTTAGAATGCTTCTTACTGAATGCATTAAACACGTCCATTTTTTGCACATCGCTCAATTCGTGCCATTGTTCATTGGTCAGACCTGATGCCATAAATGCTTCACGCATAGTAGGATTACGAGCGTTATCTCTAAAATAAGCTTTGTCATTAGCCAAACTCATGGGAAGTGGCATGGCGTACTTCTCAAAGTCTTTGGGATTAATGGTAGCTACAGCTCTAGCGTTGTCACCACTAAACGCACTCTTTAGGGCATCAGTGTGATACATCTTCTCAAGGTTGGGTATCTCATCAGCGGCACGCTCTAGACGTTTTGCCCCATGGGTGCCTTCACGCTGGAGGATGTATTCACGCATCTCTTTTAGGTCTGCGGTGCCGCCTTTAGCCATTCTTTGCTTACCGTTGTCCTTGAGCCATTGCTCATAGGTCGGTTGGTTTGGGGTGTGCGTCCGATCGTACTTGTCCCGGTATTCTTTACTCAGTGCTTCGTTGTGCGTGGCTTTACGCTTGAAGTCTTCGATCTGAGCACGAATGTGTGGGGGTAACTTGTCGGGCACGATAGTATCCAATTTGAGTAATAGTGTAATTATGCTATGGGAGGGCAATTAGGGCAACGCCCATCACCTTGGCACACTCCGAGACTCTCGCAACTCCGCTTGCTCTTTTCTCCACTTGATCCATTCTCTGAGTTGTTGGACGGCGAGTTGTTCCCAAATTTCGGTGTTGGTTTGGACGCTGATCTCGAAGCTATTGTTTCTGACAGTACATCGAACCCCATCGAGATAGAGCGTTCGCTCGTACGTCTCGTGGTCTTTTTTGTAGTACATGTAGTCATCACTCATCTTCATCCTTTCCTAGGGTTTTCCCTTACTAATTTAATTAGTATTGCTATGCTGAATAAGGGTTCTCTCTACCACGACTATTGTAGATCTCTGCATCAGAAATGTCCTCTTGTTCAATCTCTTCTCTTGGTGGTGCATCGATACTGATCCACCCGGCATCACGCAGATAGCGGAGCCCTTGGCTGATGCAGTCGACGAACTCGTCATGAGCTGTGCCTTCAGGGAAGGAGCAGATCTGACTGACCATGCCCTCGGCCCAGTCTCTTACAAATCCCCTGCGTACTGATGACTCAGGCACCCACACTCGGCCTGCTTTGATGATGTTCGCCACGATCGATAGCCGCTGGACTTTGTCAGCTCTGCCGGGGTTATATGCATGGACTGGCAGATGGGCACGTTGCAAGTCTTGTATAAGACTGATGCCTGCTGACTTGTCCTCAACTAGTACGATGTCAACCAGCTTACGGTCTCGGCCCTCACCATAGACGACCTCGAACTCTTCCAGCACCTTGGGTCGAAGGTCAGGGTATTGAAGGTGTTCCTGCCAGCAATCAAGGATTAGTACTGACATGCCGCCATCCAATGGTTTGAATACCGCCATGGTGATCGAGCCTGTCGGATCGTTGTAGGTCTTATCGGATGTCGCACAGTCGTATGACTGGATGACGTACTCGAACTTGGGAAATTTCTTACCATCAGGCCATAGTCGGAACCATTCACGCTTGACGATGCCTCCCTCTTCAGGGTCGATGATCTCTGCGTGGATCTCTTGGCGGCCTAGGTTCGTGCCCTCGTACTGGAGGATCTGTTTCTGAAAGGATGGGGCGAGGTTCTTGATGTTGACGTAGGTTGATGCCTTGGTCACTGTTACGTCGTCACCTTCTCGGTGGAGCAGATCCATGATCAATGGTTTTGGTTTGGGCGTGGTAGAGCACAGTATCTTGGTGCCACGCTTACCGATCAGACGTACAGAGAACTGGATCATGTCCCACGTCTCTTGCAAATAGTCCCATGCGGCGAGCTCATCTAGCCACGCTCCATGGTACTGACCACCACGATGACGCTCAGGCTCTGACGCTGGCACGCCAGTAATGATGGAGCCATTCCACAGCTTGAGCTGGTGCAGGGATTTGTTGTAGTCGACCACGAGCTCTTTAGGGATTACAGCCAATAGGCCGGACTCACCTTCAAAGCAGGTATTGCGTAAGTCCGAGCTAGTCGGAGCGGATACGAGCCAGCGAGTATTGGGCTCACTAGCGGCCCAGTAGCCAAGTGTCTCAGCACTGGTGCGTGTCTTACCTGAGCCTCGCCCACCGAGCATAAGCCATATGTTCCAGTCGCCAGCAGGTTCCAGTTGGAACTTGTGGGCCTTACTGTTCCATTTAGCACGCCACTCGAAGGTGATCTGCTCTCTAGGGTCTAGGCTTCTAAACCTATCCCTGATGTCGGGGCTCTTTAATAGCTCGACTATCGAGCTCATTGACCTTCTTGCCTAGACATAGAGTAATGCTTCAAGAGCTCGTCGAATATATCGAACTGGCCCTCAACTCTCACTGGGGCATTGGGATCCCCGGCTATTTCAGTCCTTGCTAGTTTAGGCACATGGTATTCCACCACGCTTTGGAACATGTCGAATGCTTTGGCTGGGTTAGGTGGGACAACGTATTTGCCCTCTTCATCCTTCACACCATCAGCAACCCTTTCGAGCCACTCAGTGAGCCTAGGAGCGTTCGAGTCTACGAATAGGGCTATGGCCTGTCGTGCCTCTCCTGTGCTCTTGTTGGGGCTTCCTGCTGGTCTGCCAGCACCTTTCTTAGCTGTAGTCATATCTCACCCCAATATTTTTGAATTGTTTATTCAGGATGTTAGTGACTACTATCGTTTGTAATTGCATATACATCTTCTATCCTTTCACACATATTTTCAGTGCATTGATGATAGGAAGTGTAATCGATTATTACAGGCTTTGTGAAGTGATATCCACAGCAGGCATGTCTACCCACTCTCCGTATTCATAGACCATCTCATAGTTCTGTAACCATATCTGCCACCATTTAGATACCTTCTTAGTATCGGCGTAGACGTATCTCCATTGAGTGAGATATTCAGTTACTCCGGCGAATTGTCTTTTAGCAAGCCGGAATTCTTTCTGTCTAATCATATTGATGATCCAGCATCTCATGTATAGAGGATAGGCAGTATGGACAAAATGATACTGGGATGGATCCGAAGTATCCACTAGTGCCTCCCTCTCCCTCTGTGAACTCACAGGCACATGTTGAGCATGTGTATCTCTTCTCTGCTTCTTTCCGGTCTTCGGTTGTGAAGGTAGTCATTTATGTAGATTCTCGGCGATTTTGGTTAGATTTCCAATGTGGTTTTGAGTTAGCTCTGTTAAACGTGCATTGACTGCTTCAAGCATTTTGATTTTGGCATCTTGATAACGTATAAGGTTAGCGGCTTCAGTGATGTGCGTGCCAATGTAAAGCTCTTCCAAACGATCTGCTAGTTCATGTCTGTTCATATCTCCTGTGCCTTTCTTAGTATTAGATAAGCAAAATAATGTTGTTGTGTAGTAAAACCTTGTTGCATAGCAATACCATCTTCCTGTGATTCTGCCCACAATTCGTTTACTACAGCATCTGTTAGTGTCTTTGCTGGTGGTTTTTGCCATAACACTTCCACAATCCTATGCTCATCATCTGTATAAGTAACAGCTAGTAGTTCACCTGTTTCTTTACTTTTTTGAAGTGATAGGTGTAGTTCTTTTGCTGGATGGGTGTAGAGTGGTACAGATTTAGCATCACCACCTTTAAGACGGCACAGTTCATCTGCTTCTTCTTTATAAAGAAATACATCATGCGGGTTTCCTTCCCATACTGCCCACGCTACTGGTTCATTAATCATTTGTTTTCCCTTGTTGGGTGAAAGTAAACAGGCACTACTACGCCCTTATTGTCTGTGGCCTCAATAAACCGTTTTACCTTCTTACGGTTGATCAGAAAGCATATGAATTCGCCATCCTGATATCCCATCCATCCTGCTGGTTCCGGGAGCTGGACGCTGGCACCTGTGTCTACTATGTGTGGGATATTGTTCATTTTTGTTTTGACTGCCAAATAATTA